GCGGTCGGCGAAGTCGACGAGGTATTGGTCGGTGATGCGCTGCTGGAACATGAGGTTTTCTAGCGGCGGCACCGGGGTGTAGTCGTAGTCGATGTAGAGCTTGCCGCTCTTGAGGACTTCGGGCGTGTTGATCTCTTCGTCGAACCATGCAGAGCCGCCGAGGATGTAGCCGTTGCGGATCAGCTCGCGGAACTTGGCGTTGACGCCTTCGATGATGTCGCGCACTAGGCTGGGGTGCATGGGCTTGTCGACTGCCCAGAAGTGGGCTTCGGCGATTGTGTCGGCGAGCACCTGGGCGGTGCGAGTGTAGGATTCGAACGCAAAGAGGGGATCAGCGCTGCAGGTGCGGGAGCCCCAGAAGCGGAAGCCTTCTTTGCGTATGAGCGTGGTTACGTCGGCTTCGTTGAGGTAGCCCGCGTCGGTGTTGGGGTCTTGCAGATCCCAGGACAATTCCTTGGTGATGCCGGTGACGCCGTTAACCGGCATGTTGGATAGGGTTTTATGCCAGCCGATTTCCTGATCGAGCCGCGCGCGGTGGCCGAGGGCTTTGGCGACGGCGGGTAGGGGCAGGGTTTCTTCGGCGTCGACGTCGAAGGCTTGCCAGTTGGGCCAGATGATCATTAGCTCGCGCTGTCCAAAATTTTCGCGGTACATGCGGGCTTCTTCTTTGGTGTTGCAGCCGTGGGCGTAGGCGTAGACGAAGGCGCGTAGCTGTTGTGCGATACCGACCAGGGCCGCCGTTACTGCCTGGGTGTCGAGATCCGGCACGCCGAGGATGCGCGGCTTTACGCCGAACTTGGTTTCGGCGGCGGTGAGCGCTTGCATGCCGGTTTTCTTGCCGGTGAGCGGGTCGACGGTACCGATGACGTTGGCGGTGGTTTCCTGCTCGGTTTCGCCTTGCGCGACGCGCACCATGACGATGACGGTTTTGCCTTCGTCGACGATGGTTTGCAGCGACCGTCGAAGGGTGCCCCCGGCACCGGCTTGGCCGATGGCGGTGTAGATGTTTGTGATGAGTACCGGTTCGTTGAGCGGGAAGGGTTCATCGACGCCACCGGCTAGGCGGACGTTTTCGGCGGTGGTGACGACGTCTTGCCCGGTGGCTGCGGCGGCGGCGGTGACCAGGGCGGCGGCGTTGGCTTCGGCGTTGATGGCACTGGCAACTTCGGCGGCGGTGCTGAGGATTTCGCCTTCGGCGTCGGTGGCGAGTGAGACGTTAATGCGCTTTTCGTCGACCGTGACCAAGATGGCGGCGGAGGTTTCGCCGGGGTCAGCCAGGGTGACGCGAATGTTATTGCCGAGAATGCCCGCGATTTTTGCGGTGATGACTAGGCCGGAATCGGGCTCGATACCGTTAATCGTGGCGGTGGCTTTGACGCCCGCGCTGGCATTGGGGGCGGTGGCCACCATGCCGACAATGGCGGTGTTGATGATGCGGATGGGGCGCGTGCCTTCGTTGATCTCTGTGACACGGGCGCCGTGGTGGTATTCGATCATGGGTGCTTGTCTCCTGCGCAGGTTCAAGCGGGGTTATTCGGTTGGCTTGCTGAGTGATGCCCATGGTGTGGGGCTTGCGCGCGGGAGGGTAGCGGGGGGCGTTGTGCGGGGGAGGGGGGACAGAAAACGGTAGCCGAGTGTTAGGATTCACATTCACTATTCAGATATTCGGCTTTCATATCGAATTATTTTTAATAAAAGAACCTTAGAGCTAGGGAGACATATGGAAATTTTCTGGACTGTAGTTACGGGGGTAACAGTTTTTGTGCTCGGCAAACTGATTGAGCAATTTGTGATCAAGCCCATTCTTGCCTTACGCGAGGCTTTTGGCGAAATCAGTTATTTTGTTCTTTCTCATCAGGCGACATTAACGAACTGCAATGCCTCCGAGGATGTTGCTAATTCACTTAAAAGAATGAGCGCTATAAACGTTGCTAAATATCAAGCGATTCCTTTTTCGTCTTTCTGGGCTTGGTGTCGCTTTATTCCAAAACATTCTGATGTTTTGAAGGCATCAGGGCTTTTAAATTTAATGTCTAATGATGTGCGTTATGGTTTAGATACTAATTACTTCTCAAATATAGATGTTCCAGGGCGCGTATATACTAGCTTGGTGGAGCTGGGCGATCATTTGAAGATAAATACAACTTACAGACTTTAGTTATATTAGCATTGAATAAGCCCGCCAATCGGTGGGCTTTTTGTTGGTGGTAGGATTTACCAGCTGATGGCTTCGATTGCGTCGCGGTCTTCGGCTTCTAGGGCGGCGTCGATCTCTGCTTTTAGTTGCCAACTGTGGGCGTATTGCTGGCTGACGTGCGCTTGCGCGGCGTCGGCGAGGGCGAGCATTTCGCTGGCCGTTAATTCATAGGTGGCGTTGCTTTTGGCGCGGAAGTGGAAGGTTTCCTCGGTGTGGCGTTGGGCCGATACGGCAAGGCCGGTGAGGTTTTCGCGATCCCGCTGGCGGGTTTGGACGATGTCGTCGGTTTCGCCGAAGGTGTGGGTAAACCCTTCGTTAATGGCGGCATCGCGGGCGGTTTCGATTTCTCGGCGTTTGCGGTCGGCTAGGGTGTCGAGGTTATCCGGTGGAATTGGTACCCATGACGGGCGGCCGTTTTCGTCAGCGCCGCGCTGCATGCCTTCCGCTGGTTGGCCTTGGCCGTATTTTTCCCATTCCTCGGGCGTGATCTCGATAGCGTCTTCAGGCCAGCTACCCGTTTTTTTGTAACGAGAGAAAAGCACTTCTGAGTAAAACTTTTTTTCACTTGGGCTATAAAACATCTCAATATACCTTCCCTTAGTGGCCAATGACTATATATCGATAGCTCGCACCATTAGTCGAATTAACCCAGACAGTAAACTCCGACTGCGTAACATTTCCAAAGCCATAGGAGTACGCACTGCCCCCCGTATCGCTTATTACCCCTTGCAGAAATCCGTTGGGAAATACAATTGGAAACGGATTACCTGGTTGCGCATTCTGAGCGCTCGGTATAGAGCCACTACCCCATTGAACGATCACTCCAAATAGCCAAACCGGAAATGCTATATAGCCGTTACTGGTCAGACTTGCTGAAAACCCAAAACGCAGCTTCTTAGGCGTGACCGCTGTTGCGTCATCCTCCCCCGCTTCTACCTGTTCTTGCGTCGCGACTTTGAGCATGCCCATTACGGTTTCGGTGGCTTGCTTCACCCAGTTCTTTAGCTTTTTTGGGGTGACGATTTGCGCGTCGTTTTCGCCTTCATTGACGACGGTTTGCGTGGCTATCTGGGTTCTGCCATCGACATAGGCGCGGGTGGCGAGGACGACGGCGGGGTCGATCTTGAGCGTGACGGCGGCGGTGCTACTGACTTGCATCACAAAGCGGATGGTTTGGGTGCGGCCGCTGCCTTCGCTTAGTACGGGCTTGTAGGTTTCGGGGTAGTTGGCGTAGCCGATGAGGTCGCCGTCTTCGTCGATGATACCCACTTCGCGGATTGTCCAGCCGCCAACGTCGGGCGGTAAGACCTGTTCGACGACGACCCAATTGGGGTTGTCTTCGTCGGTGTCGCTGGTGTTGATGGGCGCGCGGCGTACTTCGTTGACGAGCGCCTCGCGGTCGCTGTCGGGCGTTGGCAGGGTGCCGCCGCCGTCGCCGATGGCCATCTGGGTGATGTTGACGGTTTGGCCCAGTGCGATGGCGTTGGCGATCTTCGCTTCGCCGATCGCCGTGGGCACGGTGTAGAACTGCGGCATGTGCGTGGCCTCTTATTGGGGGTAGACGGTTGTGGAGTCGATGCTGTGCAGGGCGCCGCCCAGGTAGAGCGTGCCGGTGTTTTGGGTTTCTTGGGCGGCGTAGGGGTAGACGGTGGTTTCGTGGCCGTCGTAAACGGTGCAGCCGATGTTGATTTTCCCGCGGGTTTCGCCGAGTAGGTCCAGGCCGGTTATGTGCCGGGTGAGGGGCTTGGCGTCGTCGATCAGGCGGGTGAGTTCTTCGTACATGGCGTCGGTGATGCCGGTGTTTAGGACGCCGATTCTTAGAGCGAAGGTGCCGGGCTCGCCTTCGGGGGCGGCTTGCCACCATTCGTTGACTTCGAGCAGGTAGCCGAGCGGTTCGACGACGCGACGCAGGGCGGCGATGGTGCCTTTTTTGCGGTGGACGTAGAACGAGGTGGCGATGACGTCGCGCTTGGCTTCGGTGCTCCAGGCTGGGTCCCAGCGATCGACGGAAAATGCCCAGGCGAGATAGGGCAGCAGGCGCGCTTCGCAGGTGTAGGGGTTCCATAGCTGACGCAGGAGCACCGGCACGCGCTGTATTTCGGCAAGGGCTTCGGCGGCGGCGCGCTCCAGGCGGCTGGCGTTGCCGGGTAATAGATGTTTATTCATCGCTGCCGCCTATGGCGATGCTGGTGGCGGTGCAGTGGGCGGCCTGGGTGTCGTCGATGATGACATCGCCCGGTGGCTGGTTGAGCTCTACGCGCTGGACGCCTTCGACGTGTAGCGCGGCGTGGATGGCTGAGATACGAATATCGCGGCCGATGCGGCGTTGAGCAGAGATGAAATTTTGCAGCGAGGCGGCGGCGGCTTCGAGGATGGGCTCTTGCTCTGGGCCTGGGTAGAGGTATAGCGTGGCGTCGATTTGGTAGTCGATGATTTCGGCGGCCTGGACGGTGAGGCGGTCGCCCACCGGGCGGATGTCTTCTGCGGAGAGGGCGGCTTCGACGATGGCGAGCAGTTCGGGGCTTGCAGTGCCGTCGCCTTCGGTGGATAGCACGGTGACGACGGCCACGGCGGGGCTAGGGCTGATGGCTTCGGCATCGGCGACGCGGCCGTCGGCACTTAGGGCGTGGAATTTGTAGGCGCCGCGTGGGCCTGCGACGCTTAGGCCTTCCCAGGCGCGTTGGGCGCGAAGGCGTAGCTTGGTGTTGTCCTCAAACGTAGGCGGTACCGGCGGTGTGGCGTTGGGGTCGCCGGGGCTTACCGTTAGGCGCTCTACTTCGAAATTGGCGACGAGGTGGTCGAGGTCTTCGTCGTTGGCAAAGGCGAGCATGACGGCGCGGGCGGCTTCGTTGACGCGCTGCCGCCAGACCAGTTCGCGGTAGGCGTTTTCCTGCAATAGCTTGGTGAGCGGTTCGCTTTCTAGCTGCAGCGTTTGCTCGACTTCGTCGCGCTGTTCGCTGGTGACGAGGGCGAGCAGGGCGGCTTTGCGCTCTTCGAAGATGACCTCAAAATCTAGCGGCTCGATGACGTTGGGCGCGGGGAGTTGGGAGAGGTCGATGGTGGTGCTCATGCTATTGGCACTCCCGCGGTGATGGGTTGGCCGTCGGCGGTTTCGCCGATTAATTCGATGGTGGCGGCGCCTGGGGTTTCGGTGCTGACGATTCGGCGGGTGCCGGTGATGCGCACGCGGGGTTCCCATTGGGTAACGGCGATGATGGTGGCGGCGTAGACCTGCATGAGCAGGGCGTCATTCATGGGCCTATCGATTAGCTCGGGCACTAGGCTGCCGTAGTCGCGGCGCATGACGCGGCTACCTATTGGCGTGGTGATGATATCCGCGATTGATTGGCGGATGTGGTCGATGCCGTCGAGCTGTTTGCCGGTGTTGACGTTCATGCCTGCCATTAGTTTGGCCCATCCGTATTGCTGCCACCGCGTGAGATGCCGCCGTGGTTGTGGGTGCTGCCGACGTTTTTGCCGTTGTGGGTTTTGGTGCCGCCGTTTTGTGTGTCGCTGCCTTCGCGCTGCATGTCGCCCTGGTGGTTGATGTTGCCGACCCATTGGGTGCCGCCGGTGGCGGCTATTTCGAGGCGCCCGGGTAGGTTGATTCGCACGACTTGGTTTTCGTGGTCGTATTCGAACAGGCCACCGTCGGGAAACTGGCGGGCGATTTTTCCGGGGTCGTTGGTCGGTGGTTGGGCGCTGAGTTGGAAGAGGCTGGGCATGGCGACGCCGTTGGCGAGGTCGCCGCCGGGGGAGAGGATCATTACTTGTTCGCCCACCGTGGGCGGGTTCCAATCGCGGGTTGTGCCTGCGCGGCCACCGGCCCAGGGTAGCCAGCCGGTGAGCAGCGCACCGGAGCGCACGCGTACGGCGGGCAGGCGCTCATTGGGCACGCCGTGATCCACTTCGGCGATGGCACCAAAGCGGAGTAGGTTTTGAATGAGGCGGAGTATTTCGGCGACGTTGTTCATGCCGCCAATGCTGCGGGGCTTACGCGCGAGAGGGTAGCGGCTAGCGTTGTGCCAGCCGCTTTGTACAAGGTGCGGGCCAAGCTGTGGGGTTTAGTTGGGCGGGGTTAGGTGGTTTAGGACGCTTTCCGCGATGCGGTCGGTGTCATTGGCGGTGATGCCGATGAGTTCGCGGCGGGCGTATTGGTGTTGTGGGCCGTCGCGCTCTACGCGATCCCTTAGCCCGTAGTGGTGCACGCGGGCGATGCGAGCGACGCGACTGAGAAACCCCATTTCGGCGGTGTCGGCGGTGGTTTTGATGCGTAGGTATTTGGCGGTGCGCAGCTTATTAAACATGGCTTTGCGGCGGATGCGGCCGCTTCGCCCGCGTAGCTCGGTTCGCGGCTCGTAGGGTGTGCCGTCGGGGTTGGTTTGGGCTTTGATGCGGTCGCGGTTGGCGATGCGTAGGTCGCGGGCGACTTCGCGCGCGAGTATTCGGCGCTCCTTTGGGCCTAGTTTGTTGATGAGCGGGGTTAGCCACTCTTCGAGCTGTTGGAGTTCGTCACTCATGGGCTATTCCACTCGGCTTCGAGTGCGTAGTCGGCGCTACCCGGGTGCTTGATGTTGAGCTGCCAGCTTGTGGCCGGGCAGGCATCGGCGGGGTATTCGGGCATGCGGTGGTGGGCGTTGATGCTGCCCGTTTCGCAATCCACTTTTGCGACGACGCGCTCGGTTAGGCGCACGGTGATGGCGAAATCCCAGTGTGTGTTGTTGAGAATTTCGGCCTCTATTTTTACGGCTTCGTCTTCGACCAGATTGGGCTCGTAGGTGTTGAGCCATTGCAGCAGGGGAATCATGACGGTGTCGAGACTGCCGGTGTAGTCGGTGATAATGATTTGGGCATCGACTGTGTATTGGTGGCTTAGGTTGGTACCGCGCGAAAACATTACCTTGCCGTCGTTGACGAAGGTGTGGAGCTGCTCGGGGTTGCGCTTTAGTTCGGGCACTGAGGCGAGCAGGTGTTGGCGTAGGGCTTGGAGTTTGATCATTGGACGGCTTCTTCTTCGCTGGGGAGCGGGGTTAGGCCGAGGGCGGCAATTTGCTGTTGGGCGGTTTCGGTGCGTGGGCCGACGATGACGGCGATTTTGCCGGGCGCTGCGTTCACCGGATTTTCGAGCGTGCCGATAAGCAGCGCGGCCTGGGCCTTGCGGGCGGCGTCTAAATCTACATTTGGGGCGTGTTCCGGTGCCACTAGCTCACTGTTGGCCATGTTTAAAAAGATGGGTTTGGCGAGCGTGCTGCATAGGCCGAAGGTTTTACCCGCTTTTTGGTAACCGGCGTGGGCGAAGGTTTTATCGTCGTCGGCTGATTCGCCGAGGCATAGCGCGAGTTGGTTGGCTTCGTAGAGCAGGGTTGCGCAGGGGGCTATGGTGGCTCGCTTGTTGTATTCGGGTGTCATAGTAGTGATCCAAAAAGCGCTTCGACTTTTTCGAGTTTGGCCGTCGTAGCTTGGTCAAACACCGTTGCTGCGATGAAGTCAGCGGATAAACTATCCGGCGTAGGCCCACCTCTTTTACCCAAAAAGAGTGTTGGCCGAAGCAAGCTATTTGCCGAACCCTGTTTTTCTGCTACTTGAACTCCGTCAACCCTCATTCTGTAAGTAGTCCCTGATCTTGAGATTGATACGACCCGCTTACCGCTTCCTCGCAGGTCAGGGCCAACCATTAATTCAGCATCTACGTCTGTCCACATACGTATATTGCCGTTAGCGGAGCCTAGCGGAGTGCTGCCATACAGTATGAAACCGGAGGTGCTGGCGTAGTTGGAAGCAATCACTGAATTGTTAGTCAATCGTGTCGTGTCGAGTGCAAAGCACATTGCAAAGTCACCAACCCCAAAACCGCCGGCCGCCGTGAAATGGTCATCACCACCGTCCATCCTTGCGGGAAACGACGTTGGCCGGGCAGAACTAATGGTCTGTGTTGCATGATTACCATTACCCAGCAGATCCCTTACCCACCCCATTGGTAGCTCAGGCCCTTCAACTGCCTGCTCAAGTGCCGGGCTTCGGTACACTAACTGCTGCTCAAACGCCAAGGCCCTATCAAATAGGTAAAAGCTTCCGTTAGCGCCTGCCAGCATTTCAATCACTTCTCGCAGCGGTTCCTCTGGATCACTGACCGGTTGCTCTGGTGGCGGCGTTGAATTGCTGCTTAGTGCGTGCAAGAACGGTGAACGTAGCGCCTGGGCGATGGGGTCGGTGATGGCGGGTTTGATCATTATTCGGCCTTACGGAATACGCGGCGATAGGTGGTGGTGTCGTCGCTTTCTGCCCAGACGTTGAGGTCTGGTGAGTCGGCACCGCTGAGGCTGACGCGTACGGTGAGCGGGGCGGCGTTGAGCACATGCAGGCCGGGGCTTTCTAACACGCCACCGCTGATGGGTAGCCAGCCGCTTTTGTCGGGTAGTTGGGCTTCTACCGTTACCGTGCCGCCGCCGAGATTGCCCGCGACGTAGATGTTGAGCATTTTCCCGGGGTGGCGGTATTCACTGCTCGCGCCGTTGGTTTGCTGGTTATCTAGTAGTTTCATTGTTTACCTTCTATCGAGTCGACTAGGCCGTTGTGCCTGGTTGCGCAGTCGTGGTACTGGCTGGCCCAGCTATCCATTGTGAGCGTGACATCGCCGCCGGTGCCATCGGTGAGGTAGGGCAGCGTTTCAGGGCAGCGCTTCATTAGGTTCTGCTGCTTCTGGCTGGGTTCCGGCGGCGGCGTGGTTGAGCAGGCGGATAGCGTCAGGGCCAAGGCACACGCGCTGGTAAATGGGCTTTTGAATTTCACGGATGATTCCCCTGTCGATTACCCGTTCGCTTGCCTGCAGTTCGCCCAGGCGCTCTTCGACGTGGGCGGCGATCTCTGACTCGCGTTGCATGCTTGCGTCGATGGCTTGTTGGGCGGCGCGCTCTGCGGTGAGGGCGTGGCTGTCGTTTTGCCAGTTGGCTACTTGGTAACCGCCCGCGAAGGTGGCGGCTAGGGCGGCGGCGCGGGCTAGTAGGGTTAGTTTGTTCATGGATGCGGCTCCATGTACTGGGCTTCGAACAGCAGGGCGCGCTCGGTTTCGTTTTCGTAGTGCTCGGCGGCATCTTCTTTGCTGATAGGGCTGGGCAACCGGACTGATGGTTGGCCGAGCTTATCCACTAGCGTTAAGAGGGTATCGCCTTCGGCGCTGGCATCTTGCTTTCTTAGGTAGCGGGCGGTGGTGCAGTAGTAGGCGCCTTCTTTGACGGGTACGTTTTTTAGCCAGTCGAATTCATCAAAAAACCAGCGAACGTTTTTTAGCTGTGGCTCGATCCCTGTTACTAGCTTGCTGTGCATCAAATGCTCTGGAATGACGACAACGCGGGTGTCGAACATCTTTTCCCGCATGTGATCCGTCAGGCCGTCATGCACTACTACCAGTGCGGTGCCGCTTGCCTCAACGTGCTTTTCAACCGCTTCGATTAGGCGCTCGGTTTTACCTGATTGGCGGCCTGATATTTCGAGGTAGGTGACTGGCTTCATGCGGCATGCTCCATGCAGACGGCTTCGATTAGCACACTACCAACCGCTTCAACGCAGGCGTCGATGTTAGCTATGTAGCTGTCGAGGTCGTTTTTATTGGTGAGGAAAAACAGCTCGACGATGATGCCTTTGCCGCGCCGGATGAAGGCTAGGCGGCTGTGCTGGCCTGATCCTTCGCCTTTGGCCTTGCGGTTGGCGATGCCGAGGGCGTTTGAGACGGCGATGCATAGCGCATTGCCCAGCGGGTAGCGATCTTTGGCGCTTAGGGTTTCTACGCCGGTCGCGGATGGCTTTGAATATGCGTTGCAGTGGAATTCGACGGCCAGGTCATGCACGACAGCTTCATTAGCCGCGACGGTTAGCGACAAGTTTTGGCCGCGCTCGCCATCTTTGGTGAAGTAGACCTTGTCGCGTAGGTACTCCGCGAGCCGGTCGCGAAAGTCGAGCACCACTTGGGCTTCGGTGAAGCCGTTGGCGGCGGCGCCGGGGTCTTTATCGCTGTGACCAGCGGAGATAAACAGCGATTGCCGCTGCAGGGCGGCGTATTTGACGAGGGCTTGCATGCTATTGCCTCCGAAGCGGGCGAATTAGGTGGGCGACGTTGCCGCCGGTGCGGTTTAGGGCGATAGCGAGGGCGACCAGGATGGCGGCGATGAGTAGGCGGCCGTTTTCGCTGGGCGGTGGGCCTAAAATGACGGCGCAGGTAGTGGCGACGATGATTAGCCATGCGGCGAGCGCGACGCCTGGGCGGTAGCGTCCAGCGCGGCGGCGGAAGGTGAGCAGCCGGGCAATGACTACTAGCGCGGCGGCAATGGTGATCATGTAGGTGATGCTCATTAGCGACCCCCTAGCCATTTTTTAATATCGAGCGTTTTTACTCCCTCAATCGCTCGGAGCCCTGCGGTTACTGAGACGGCAGAGGCAATGAAGGCGGCCACGGCGGTGTGCTCAAGCATGCCGCCGAGGGTAGCGGGGCCGCCGAGGTAGCCAATCCAAAAGCTGATGAACAGGTAAACGAGACGCTCGACAATACTTAGTTCTTTAGCGCTCATGACAAATAGCGTGGCGCCGCAAAAGGCGCCGACGATGGCGTTTGCGTCGATGCCGGGTAGCATGCCGATCACCAACGCGGCTAGCGATGCGGTACCGGCGGCAACGGCGGTTGATGGTTCGGCCATGGTTTCCCCTTGTTTTTTCGATCAGCTCCAAAGCTGAATTTTTGGCTTTTTGGTTTCGCGGGTTTCCGGTGGCGGCGGTAGCGTGACCGGTGTCCCTTCTTTGAGCACCGGGCCTTGTTCGGCGAGGTGAGGGTTTAGCGTGAGCGTTAGTTCGGTAATCGCGGCGGTTTTGCCGTAGACGCGGTAGAGCAGGGCATCCAAGGTTTCGCCCTGGTGGGCGCGCGCCGTGCGTTTCATATCAGCTCAACGGTCGTGTGGTTGCGGCCGGTGAGTTCGGCGATTGCCCAGCGGGCGTCGGCGCGGTAGTCGTCGGCGGCGAGGTCTTTGGCTTCGCCGCGTTCGTCGCCTTCGCCGGTGGCTGAGGCGTCGCGGTAGCGCTCCAATAGATCCGCTTGGGCCTGGGCGTAGACGGCGCGGCGGTAGAGCAAGTGCAGGTCGCCGGGGGTTTGCCAGGGCTCGACCGGTACTTCGTCGATAGTCGGGCGGCCGTTTTCTTGCTGGTCGGCTTGGTAGCTGGCTAGCTGGCGGTTTACGTCGGCAATGGCGGCGCGCAGTGATTGCTTAATACGCGGCGGCGTGACGCTGTGCACGCGCTCTTCTTCGCGGAATTCGTTGGGGTCGATCTGGGGCCAAAAGCCGTTGTTGGGTATGGTTTCCAGCTCTTGGCTTGGCGGGTTTGTGCCGTGGGCGATCATGCTGGCCACCTGTTAAAAAAGAAGGGGGTGGATCACTTCGCGCGAGGCTGAAAGCCCTTGCTTAGCGATGCCCCCTTGCCGTCGGGGTGCGACTCGGTTGGCGGTCAGGCGGGGGCCTGTTCGCCCTGTTTTTTGATGAGGCTTTCTAGGCGCTGGATGTCCTGCTTTACGCCGATTTTTTCATCTAGCTCTAAGGCGCGTTTTAGCTGGGCAAGCGCGCCTTCGGCGTCTTCTGCTGCGCGGAGGGCATAGCCGTAGCTTTTGTGCACTTTGGCTTTGATCTCATCGTGCATATCGGCATCGCCGACGATGGCGACGCAGCGGGCCATGACGTTGGCTAGGCCGTCGGCGTCGGCACCTTCTTTGGTTAGCTGGACTTTGACGCCTTCGGCGATCTCTTCGGCTAGCACGCTGACGGTGTCGCGGGCGTAGCGGTCGGGTGTGTCGAGGTTGTGCTTCACGGCGTAGGCTCCGATTTGCAGCGCTGTTTCGTAATCGCCGATGTCGATGCACCAGATCATGAGCGTCATTAAGACACTGTCTTTTGCGCCTTTGCCTTCGGCTAGCACGCCAGTGATGTAGGGCATGAAGTCGGGCAATAGCTCGCGCTTTTTCTCGACCTTGGCTTCAATCGATTTGATGGTTTTTAGGGTGCGGGTTGCTTCGTAGAGCGCGCGGGCGTGTAGTTCGTATTGCTCGCCTTGTTGCTGCTCGCCTGGGGTGGCGGTGCCCGCCGCTTTCGCGGCGGATACCTGTTCAAAGTGTTTACGGGCTGGGCTTTTCATGACGTCCCCTTATGCTTCCGGCGCTGGTTCAGCTTCGGTGATGCCTTCCACCAAGCAGCCCATGCCGTAGTCTTCAACGACATAGGCGTCGTTGGAGCTTTCGTAGTTTTCAATACGGTTGCGCTTGGGGTTGTCCAGCACGTAGCGGCGGCGGCTGCCTAGCTGCCAGTAAAGCGACAGGTTAGCCAGAGAGGTGATTAATACGCTGCCATCTGGCACGAATGGGGCGCGCACTGCTTGCAGGCCACCTACACGCTTTTGGCTAATGATTAGGTCAAGCGCGCGTGCTTCGGTGGGCGTTTCGGCGTTTTGCTGAATTAGCGGAAAGTATTTATCCGCTAGCATCTTGCGGCCCATGATGGCGACGAGGTCGGTGCCTTCGCGGAACCAGGGGTCGATCATTTCGTTGACTGCGTCGAACACCAGCGCGTCTAGGTTTGCGTAGGTGCCACCGGCACCGACGGTTACGCCTGAGAGCACGCGCGCGGGGGCGTGTGTGCGGTACTTCTGCAGCCAGCCAATATTGACGTCTTCCAGTAGCGGGTTGGCGGTGCGGTCAGTCTCAGCGGCGGCAGTGATGCCGTTAAAGCCGATCATGATGCGGTCGAGCGCTTGACGCTGCAGGATGGCGTTACGGATGCGAGCCTGAAAGTTGGGGAAGCGTGACCACGCATCTAGCCGCGCCCATGGAATATGGGTGTCAAATTCGGTGCTGACACATTCGTAGGTGTTGTCGCTTAGCTCGGTAACGTCGCGTGTTGACCGTTCGTTCTGGTCAACATTGGTGCGACCGGCAATCGGGCCGGAGACGCCGAGGCCGACTTTTTGCCCTTTGATTTCATCGACGCCGACCATGTTGATGTTGGCTAGAAACTCGCTTGAATCTTGCATGCGGGTTTCGAGCGTTTGCTGAACGCTGGGCGTGACGTTGAATTGCTCACTTACATTCTCGGCGCCGTTTAGGGTGGCGAGCTTTGTTTTGAATCGGTTGAACGCTTTACGTGTATCGGTGCGCATTTGTGTTATCCCTTGAATTTAGTGGCTCTGACTAGCGGTTATTGGCTAGCGGTGCTTAGCAGTCGGTTTCTTCTTCACCGCTTCCGCCGGTGGCCGGGGCGCGACGCGTAGTGTCGGGCTCTTTGTCGAGCTTGTTGTAAAGCTCATCGAAGCTTTTCTGCAGGGCGGTGTGATCGGCTTGCAGCTTGCTGAACTGGTCGGCGGTGGGGCGCTTTTCTAGCTCGGCATTCAGCGCATCGTGTCGCTTGGCGAACTCTTCGAACGCGCCTTTGATGTCGGCACCGAAGGCTTCAAAGCCTTTGTTGGTTTTGGCGTCTTGGCGGCTGAACAGGTTTTTGACGAAGTCGCCGATGCCCGGTTTTGGTGTTTCTTCTTCGTCGAAGTCGAAGGCGACTTCTTCGGCGGCCGTGAAGAGGTTTTCCGCGTGCTGCTTGCGACTGGCCAATGGGGATTTGTCGCCCGCTTCGCGGCTGAACTTGATCATGTCGGTGCCGAGCGATGCGGGGGAGTCGGTGACCGCTAGGCCTTCCAAATAGGCTTCGCCGGTATCGCCAAACTTGGGGTTGACCTCGATAGAGCTGTAAACCTTTTGGCGCTTTTTGTTCATCGCCTTGAGTTCGTCGGTAGGGTCGATTTCGGCGAATAAGCCCAACTTGCCGCCGTCTACTTCTCGGGCTTCCAGCGAGAGTACGTCGCCCATTGCACCGAAGGCGCTATCCGGGCCGATGCCACGAATGTGTTCTATCCATACGCGGGCGCCATAGGTTTTGGGGTCGTAATTGGCGGCCATTTGCTCGATCCATTCACGTTGGATCTCGCGGCCGTCGGTGGTTGCGCCTTCGGTGGCGACGCGGAATGACTTGGGCATGTTGGGCTTCCTGAGCGGGTTGGCGGTTCGGTTAGCGCTCAGGTTCCGCGCGTAAGCGTTTGGGCTCAACGGTTGCGCGTTGTGCGGGGCGGGCATGACAAAGCAGGGCGCGCGTGGGCATCGCGCGCGGCGGGTACGCTGGCGGCATGACGACGACAGCTCCCGACCCTATTCTTACCGCGCTCCAATCTCCGCGCATGACTGCCCGCCACTTGTATTGGCAGGGGTGGCGGGTTGCGCGCATAGCAGAGGAAATTGGCGAGAAACCGGCGACGGTGCATAGCTGGAAGGCGCGCGACCGGTGGGAAGATAAATCCCCAGCAGATCGGATCGAGTACACGCTTGAAGCGCGTATGGTTCAGCTCATCGCCAAGGACAAAAAAGAACCGGGCGACCTGAAAGAAATTGACCTTCTTGGGCGGCAATTAGAGCGTCAGGCCAGAATCCGCAAGTACGACGAGTCGGGCAACGAGGCGGATTTAAACCCGAACATCGAGGCGCGCAACGCTGGGCCGAAGAAGAAGGCGAAGCGTAACTTTTTAGACGAACAGCAGGTCGAGGCGCTTGAAGCGGCGTTTTTGGATTCGCTATTTGAGTATCAGGCGGTTTGGCATGAGGCGGGGCAGAAGCACCGCATTCGTAACATTCTCAAAAGCCGCCAGATAGGTGCTACTTGGTACTTTGCCCGCGAGGCTATCGTCGATGCGTTCAAGCATGGGCGGAATAAGATTTTCCTTTCTGCATCACGCGCCCAGGCGCATATCTTCCGCAATTACATTATTCAGTTCGTCAAAGAGGTGTGTGATGTCGAGCTGAAAGGCGACCCGATCGTATTGGATAACGGCGCCGAGCTGCACTTCCTCGGCACCAACAGCAAGACCGCCCAGGGCTATCACGGTGACGTTTATCTCGATGAGTATTTCTGGATTCATCGTTTTGCTGAGTTCCGGAAGGTCACTAGCGGCATGGCCATGCACAAAAAATGGCGGCAGACGTACTTTTCGACGCCGTCGAGTGTTGGCCACGAGGGTTACCCATTCTGGAATGGCGAGCTGTTCAATAAGCGGCGCAAGAAGAGCGAACGGGTCGAGTTTGATGTCAGTCACGACGCGCTGAAAGACGGCAAGTTGTGCCCTGATGGTCATTGGCGGCAGATCGTGACGGTGATGGATGCCATCGCAGGCGGCTGTGATCTCTTCGACCTCGATCAACTGCGGCTCGAGTACTCGCCGGACGAGTTCGACAACTTGCTGATGTGTGGGTTTGTCGATGATTCACAAAGCGCGTTCCCGCTGACGGTTATCAAGGGCTGCATGGTCGATAGCTGGGAGGTTTGGGACGACTACCGGCCGTTTGCACCTCGCCCCGTTGGTGATCGGGAGGTGTGGATCGGTTACGACCCGACCGGCCAAGGCGAGGATGGTGACGGTGCCGGGCTGGTGGTGGTTCTGCCTGCACGGAGCAGTGAGGAAAAGCACCGCGTGCTAGAACGGCATCGGCTCAAAGGCCAGGACTACGAAAAGCAGGCCGATTTCATCAAGGCTTTCCGCGACAAATACAACATTGGGCATATTGGCATTGATACCACCGGTATCGGCGGAGCTGTGGCCGAGTATGTCGAAAAGTGGTTCCCCACGGTTATCCGGTACCGCTACGACGTCGCGCTTAAAACTCAAATGGTGCTGCAGGCTCAGCAGATCATCCGCAAAGAACGGCTGGAATTCGACGCGGGTTGGTCGGATCTCGCCGCGTCGTTTATGTCGATCAAAAAAGAGCTGACCAAAGGCGGTCAGCAATTCACTTATACAAGCGGGCGCAATAAGGCGACCGGCCACGCGGATCTCGCGTGGGCGACGATGCACGCGCTGCAGTTTGAACCCATCGACGGCCCGGCCGAAGAGGGCACCGGTAAATCACTAATGGAGATGTACGAATGACAACGACCGCTGCGGCTAAGCCGCGCCACCGCGTGTATGCCTATGAGACTGATAAGGCCGCCCCAGCGGTGGCCACCGACAGCGGGAGAATGGAGGCGTTCACGTTTGGCGACCCTGAGCCTGTTACTTCAATGCGTGATGTTTGGTATGAGGGGGTTTGGCTTACGCCTGATGAATGGTATGAGCCGCCGATACCGTTGAGCGTGCTTGCAAAGAGCTATCGGGCAACGCCGCACCACGGCAGTGCAATGCAGGTTAAGCGAAACATCTTGCTGAAAACGTTTGTGCCTAACCATCTATTAAGCCGCCGCGACTTTAGCGCCTTGGCCCTTGATTATCTGGTGTTCGGTAATGGCTACCTTGAGGAAGTGAAAGGGCGGCTTGGGCGGCGGCTGGGTTTGAAGCATCGCGCGGCTAAGTACATGCGCCGGGGTGATGATGACCGTTATTGGTGGATACCGAACTATATGGAGCGGGTAGAAATTCCCGAGGGTCGAATCATTCACCTCTTGGAGCCCGATATTGATCAAAGCATATACGGGGTACCGGACTATATCGGCAGCCTGCAAAGCGCCTGGTTAAACGAGAGCGCGACACTTTTCCGCCGCCGTTACTACCTGAACGGCTCGCACGCTGGTTTTATCATGTACGTGAACGATGCCGCCCACGATCAGAAAGACATCGACGATATGCGCAAAGCGCTTAAAGACAGCAAGGGGCCGGGCAACTTCCGAAACCTGTTTCTCTACTCCCCCAGGGGCAAGAAGGATGGCGTTCAGATCATCCCGGTTTCAGAGGTGGCGGCTAAAGACGAGTTCTACAACATCAAAAACATCACCCGGGATGATCAATTGGCCGGGCATCGCATCCCGCCCCAGTTGATGGGTATCATCCCCCAGAATACCGGCGGCTTTGGTGACATCGAGAAAGCCGCGCGGGTATTCGTGGCCAACGAGCTTGAACCACTTCAAGCGACGATGCGCGAGATCAACGAGCACGTAGGTGAAGAGGTGGTGAAGTTCGACCCATACCGCTTGGTAGATCCCGACGCCGACGACTAACAAACCGACCCACTAAAAGATGCCGCCCACCTGGGCGGCTTTTTTGTGCGCGGACACATGAAGGCATTTTTTAAATGAGACGCATTAGTTCTCTTATTAGCTCTACGATTCGTTTTAAGCGCATTTATTCTGGCCCTATCCCGACCACTCGCAACTTTAGAACGTGCCTTACGTGAGCTGTACGACCCGCCTGCCCACCCACGGCGGACACCCGCGCCGCGCTATCGTCACCCCGCCCCGCCCGCGCGCTAAATGTAGTGGTTTTTATGCACTATTGCGGTAGGTGCTCAGGCCGCGCCACTACTGGGCGGGAGGGCGGTTATAAGGGTTTATATTTTTATGCGTTTTCATGCGCAATTATGCAGTTTTTGCGGTGGTCAGTGAAAAGGCGTGAAGTAGTGATCGGCTAGCATAGCCAGAATGTTTTTGCGGTGGCCTTCCCAGGTTCGTTCATCGACCAGATCGGCGACGACGGTTGGCATTTCGGCGTAGGTATTCCATAGCTCGGCGGTATCAGCAGGGGTTAGCCCGATCTTGGCGCGCTGGTTTTGCAAGCGGATATCGAATTGAACGTAGCGGCTAGCGTCTGGGGCTTGGCGGAGGGAGTAGGCAAACTTTTTGAGGCGATGTGGTGAATTCATTCTCAGTGTACCACCAGTGTACCAAGCAGGCTGAAACCCCTTATTTTATGGGCTTCGTTGTCCAATCCATCAT